ACACCCACAGTGCCCCCAAGGTCTACCCGATCCGTCGTGAACGCGCCGGGGTCCGCGTAGAAGGCCCCGTAGGAGCCCTCGCGGAGCCTGTCTTTGCCCAGGATGTCCGTAGAAGGAGCTCCCGTAGACGTACCAACGCCCACAGCATCGTTGCCGGGGACGTTGAGCATAGCGCCCGTAGTAGCGTCATAGATGACCTGAGAGCCTGTGGAGGCTGCCTGGTCGTCTGTGGTCGTAGTGCCCTCCATCAAGGCAACCCCCACGCCCATGTTACTACCCACAACGTCAATGAAGTTGCCGGAGCCCGCCGTTGTCAGGGCACCGCCCCCGGAAGTGTTACCGATTGACCAGTTGGACACCCCAAAGATGAAGTTGTTGGTGGCGGTCACCGTAAGCAGGCCCCCTGTGAGAGTCTGGTAGAACAGGGCGCGGTTTGCGCCCCCTGCCGGGTCCCTCCAGAGCGTGTTGTTGGTTAGATCCACACCCGCCGTGATGGCACCAATGGTGTAGATGGCAAGTGCCGCCTGGCTTGAGACCACCTTGAGGACGTTGTTCTCGTAAACACAGTTGGCCGTCTGGCCGCCTCCGTTATTTAAGATAGCCCAAGGCGTTGAGTGCTGGACATCGAGAACACAGTTGCGAACAGTGGTTCCGCTTGCGGTGTCCTGGATCAGGCCCCTGTTGCCCACGGCTCCCGTGTCGGTGGTACACACGAGGCCGTCGATGGTCACGAAATCATCAACTACAGAGAACGCGCCGCTGCCTGCACTATTGAAGACGCAACGCACCCCAGTAGATGCGGTGCCGTCGTGCTCACTCCCCGCAGCAGCCTTGTAGGTGATGTTGCGAGTCGCGTCCATCGTTAGGGCAGGTCCGGGGCTGCTGGAGTTGATGGAGATGGACTCATCGTACGTCCCAGCCTCAGCCTCGAACACGATAGCCTCATTACGTTGCACCATGTCCGAATCAGTGGGTAGGGTCCCCGCAGCGGCCTCAGCAGCAGTGAAGGTGGTGTAGTCACCACCCCCAGCAGCGTCAATAGACTTCGTGATGGTCCTCAAAGGAGCCACGAAAGCCCCAGGGTCCGCATGGGTGTCCCTGATACGATCCGCGCCGTTGATGTCGGTCGTAGGGATACCAGTGACTCCGCAGACACCCACAGCATCGTTGCCCGGGGCGTTGATGAGGGCTCCTGTAGTAGCGTCATAGATAGCCTGAGAGCCTGTGGAGGCTGCCAGGGGATCTGTTGAGAAGGTCCAAGCCTGTGAGAGGACCTGCTGGGCCAGCGGGATCGCAGTCTCCACCCCCGATGCACAGATGTTATCTGCCCCGGTGAAGTTGATAACGTCGCCGCTTGCCGCCTTATAACCCCCGTTGCCGATGAGGAGGCAGTTGTTGATCTCAAGGTAGCAGGTCGTGGACCCGGCACCCGAGTTGACCCCGAAGGGCTGTGAACCGTCTGCATTGATGGTGCAGTTGTTCAGCATGGCGTAAAACGTGCCGGAGGCCTCTTGGAAGCCAACGGCCCTGCGTGCGGAGAAGGTGGACGAGCAGTTGATGACGCTGTTCTCGAACAGAACGGGGTGCGTCGCGGAACCGCCCTTAATCTGGGCGGCGTCTCTGTTCTGGGCTGAGTAGTTGAGGATGCAGTCCAGCAGGACCACACCCGAACCTTCCAAGATCAGACCGTACCCAGAGTCCAACACGGGGTCGTATTGCTCAAACACCAGACCCTCAAACACGGTATAGTCGTCGATCATGTTGTGGGCGAACCCGCTGGCGTTCTGAAGGCGCGCTCCGCTGGCGGGGTCACCCCCATGCTCACTGCCCGCAGCAGCCCTGTAGGTGATGTTGCGAGTCGCATCCATCGTTAGGGCGGGCCCTGGGGCGCCGGAGTTGAAGGTGCCATTCTCAACGTACGTCCCCGCAACACACTCGAACACAATGGCCTCATCGTTAGCCACCATGTCGTCTGTGGTGACGAGGGTGACCACTGCGGCCTCTGCGGCTGTGAAGGTGGTGTAGTCGCCGCCTCCCCCGGCGTCAATCGTTTTGGTAATGATGGTCGGCATCAGGCGTCACCATCCTTGTCAACGCACAGGGAGGCCTCAAACTCGGCCCAGGTGAACTTCTGGTCCTCGGGGGCGTCCTCAAGGGTACGGAAGGTCTTGCAGGTCTCAGCGACTTCTGCGGGGAGGACGCAGCAGAACTTACGCTTGGCGACCTGGACCTCTTCTTCGCCCTCGCCAGTCGTGCGGGGGGTCCGGAGCATCATGGTCTCCATGCAAGTCTTGTCGGTGATGTAGATGAAGGACCAGTGGCCCCCCTCGTTGGCTTCGACGGCCCGACCGGGGCTCAGTCCGGCCTCCATGCAGTCCACGATGTCGTGGTCCTCGTAGGTGAGCTTGCCGCCGGGGGTTGAGATTAGAAGGAGCGTTCCAGGAGTAGTGTGTTTCATATGAATAAGTGGTTATCCGGTTGATCGGTCCGGGTTCAACAGGGGACGAGACCCCTGCGTGTAAGGTGGGACCCCCACCCGAAGTGGGCGGGGGTCTGCCGGGGGATTAGCCCAGCGGTAGACAGATCACCTCCGTCAGGGGACATCGGACACAATTTCAGCAACTGTCATGTTTACCATCGTTAGGTCGGCTGTACCCGGACCATCCGAAAGGGTGGGAAAGGAGTCGCCGTCCCCCATTCTCCACCAGTTAGTCGGTGAGAGGCTTGTGAGGTCTTGTGTGGAACCTCCGTTGTAGATGTTGGCGATGTCCTGCGCCTCATCTGTGCCCCAGAGGGCCAGCTCGTCGATCTTCGCACCGTTTCGTAGGTAGTCGTTGCCGCCCATACGCTTGCCGATCTGAAAGGCCTCGGTAGTGAGACCGGAGGACCAGCCGTAGTTACCTTCGCTGTTGGTGGTAGTCTGTATGACACCATCTACGGCCACAGTGAACCGTCCGTAGTAGCTGTTCACTGAGCCCGAAGCCGATCCGGTGGTGCCCCCGTCGTAGGAGATGAGAACGTGCTTCCACGCGCTCATGGACAGCACGTTGGTCGGGGTCCTGAGTCGGAGGTAGTTGTTCTTAGAACCATACTCAAGGTAGAGGGCCTGCTCGCTTCCTTTGTAGTATACCCAAACATGACCCTCGTTGTCGTGGTCGTCGCCCCCGGCGTAGATGATGGTCTGTTTGGACCCGCCGCTGTGGGTGCCCGTCTTGATCCAGAAGGAGATGGTCCACTCGTCCGAAGCGCCGGACCCGTTAGAACTTCTGTCGAAGACGGCGGGCTTATCTCCGCTGGCCTGCGCGAGGTCGCTGGAGCTGAAGGATACGCTCTTGGTGTCGTTGAAGGCCGGGGCCTCCACCGTGAGCACAACGGTCTCACTGTCTTCACCGAAGTAGTTGATGGCCTTCGCCGTGATGTTGTAGGTCCCTTGCGCCAGACCCGTCCCGCCAACCAAACGCCGCACGTTTCCGTTCACGGTCACCACGCCGGACGGAAGGCCGGACCACTCGTAACCCACGGCCCGGTCTGCGGTCAGCTCGTAGTTGAGCGTCTCGCCCTCAACGATGGAGACCGCCAGTGTGGATGTGATGCTAGGCGCCAGGTTCTGCGAGGATCCCGTGGAACTGAACAGGGTGTTCAGTTCGACAACAGCATCTGAAAGCGTCTGGGAGACGAGAGCTCCGTCAATGTAGGCGTTGCTCAGAAGCAGACCCTCGTACAGAGACCGCCCGGTGGTGTGGGTGACAATGTTGATTGTCCCGCCGTCCCCTTCGGTAGCCTGGATCGAGTAGGTGCCGAAGGAGTCGCCGTTATTCAACAGCACCGTTGAGCCGTCGGGACTGATCGTGAAGTCCAGTGTGTCGTCTGGCCCCAGCAGGAACACACCTGTGTTACCTAGGACGTTGGCCTGGCTGGTGATGTAGTCCGCGGCACCTTGCGCCGTGGAGAATGAAACCCCATCGGCGTCGAGGAACTCCGTGTACGGGATCTGATAGAACTCGTAAACCGTGGACCCCTCGGTAACTGTACGAACGTCATTTACTACGTTAATGGTCGCGGGTTTCTCCGAGTCCACTTCGCCGCTCAAGCAGGCGTTCCAGTAGACGGGGTTTGTAGAACCCTCAAACACAACGCAGTTTCCTGCATCGTTTCGGATAACTTTAATGCTCATCGTGAGATATTGGTGAGGCAGGTCAGGGGCTCAACCAGGACCTGGTTGTCTGCCCGGATCGCCGGGAGGGCGCGGGCATTGACATCCTCGTCGCTGGCGAAGTAGGCCGTGATGATGGGGCGGTTCAGATAGGCCTTTCCAACCGTTCCGGTGCCGAAGAACAGGGGCGTCCCGGTCAGCGGGAAGGTGAAGGTGACGTTATCGTCCTCGTCCCGCGTTGCCCAGATAAGGCAAATCTCAACCGTGGTGTTCTGGACCTGCGGGGTGATAGTGAAGTCGAACCGGAACTGGAGGAAATCTCCAGCCCGGCACCCGCTGAAGTCCAGGGACCCGCCAGCGGCTGTGTAGTCCACCGTGCCGAACTGGGCGTCAGACACGGATCCGGCGGCTGAGAGCGCCGTGTCGTCGTAACTGAAGAGGCCGTCCACTGTGGCGGGCAGGTACAGGCCACCGAAGAGGCCCTTGGTCTGATCGAACTCTGGGCTGGTCTCTCCCCAGTATTCGTTGTCAAACTCGGCCTGTTTGGCGCTGGTGAAACCGAAGCGCCTCCACGTTCCCGCAGAGGCCTCTTGAGCTGTGTAGCTCACAGGCACACCAGGGTTCTGGCGATCCGCGAAACCTCCGGTGAACTCGTAGCCACCGTCCGAAGTCTCGTCGGTGTCTACCAGCGTGTCATAGAGATCGGCGCGGGCTCCTAGCGAAGAGCGCCACCATGTGGCTATATCTCTGGGTGCTGTCATATGGTCAGTTGTTCAAATTTGGACTTGATGTAAGTAACCTCGGGTCCCAGCGGGTCCAACCCACCGAGATCGACCTCTCGGATCGCTTCATTCTTGTCGAGTGCAGTGACGTAGCAATAGAGTAGGGCCTCCAGGAGGGTCGCGTAGTTGCCTTTCTCAGCCCACTTCTCTTGTTCAAGGTCCTGTACCTTGTCGTAGCTGGGCGTGCCACGCTTGCGGTTGCCTCGGTTCTCGTAGCTTCGGGCGTACACCGCGAACTGCCCTGAGGGCTTGAGGCCCACGCGGAGGGCGTATGTCTGTCGGGGGTTCCAGGTCATAAGGAGAAGGGATCTGCGCCGAAGGCGGATGTGGGAGCCCCGTGGTGGAGCCAGGAGTGGTTGGTCTGTTGAGGGGTGCCTGCCAGGGTGTCCCATTCGGCCTCGGCGCGTGCGCGGAGCTCTGCTTGGGCGTCCAGCAGGATGGTGGCGTTAAAGTGACCCACGGCCAGCGCCAGACAGTCCAGGCGGTCGTCGTGGGCAAGGCACTGCTTCTCAGCAGTCAGGTGGGTCATCTGGAAGAATAGTTGGCGGTCCCGCTGGCGCTCCAGGGAGTCCTCAGAGTGCGGCACGCGGTCGGAGGAGAGCACGCTCTCATGTACCACCAGGCGGTGGCCCTCAATCACGGGGGCCAGGGTGTCGATGATCCGCTGCTCCTTCATCTGGGAGTTGCGGACCTCTTCAATCGAGCAGGGGTAGATGCGGTTGAGCACGGGCTTGAGGAGTTGCGAGAACATCCCGTCCCCGAAGTTGCTCTCCACCACGATCTTCTGGGCACGCACGCGGGCGCACTCACGGGCGATGGCTTCGAGGGTGTCCTCGCTGTAGCCGCTGAGGAGACCAAAGCATCGGTGGAGGAACAGTTGTCCTCCCAGGGAACTCATGGAGACCACAGCGGTCTCATCGCGGCCCCGTGCGGACGGGTCAACCGCCACGATGGTCTGGTCGAACTTGGCGTACTCCCCGATCTCGTCCCCGGCGCTGTAGAAGCCGTCCCCGTGCATACCCACGTTAGGATGCTCCTTCAGGCGGTACATCGGGTGGTTGCTGTGGACGTAGACCTCTCGGGCCTTGTCCGCAGGGAACGAGGCGACCATGAGGTCCTTGGTCTTCAGGGGGAACTTCTCGGCATCGCTGAGGGCCGTGGAGAGCATGAACTGGAGCATGAAGCCCAGCGTGCCGTAGGAGAGCCGACGCTCCGCGATGTCGTGCTTGGGGAAGCGTGAGGGCTCCACGGAGGTGCCGGGGGCCTCCCCGTCGTCGATCATCTTCTGGACCATCGGGGCGAGGTTGCCCCGGTACCCCTCGGCGGTGTGCTCCTCGGGGACCTCGATGGGCCACACGCGGGTGCGGTAGCCACGCTCCTCAAGGGTCGCATAGATCGTCTCCATGCTCTGGGGTGTCCCCAGGATCCGCACACGGGGGTCAACGCTGAGTTCCTTGCTCTCGGGCAGGAGAATAGCGTCGATCTCCTTGATGCTCTCAGAGAGCTTCTCGCGCATCGCAGGGGTCGCAGAGTTCGCAGGGACCTCAACGTCATCGAGGACGATGAGGGAACCACGGGCTCCGGTGATCTGCCCGGTGATACCAGCGGCCTTCACGGAGGGGCTGTGAGCCCCTGCCTTGGCTGCACCGACATCGAAGGAGATGTTGGAGTCCCGGTCGCCCCGGTTCCTGTCAGGGCGTAGGTGCTGTAGGAAGGGCACCTCGTCGATGAGACGGCGGGTGAACTTCACGAAGGAGTCAGCACGCTCCTTGGATGCCGAGATGACTAGGCACTTCTCCTCAGGGTTCAGGAAGAGGCTCCAGAGGACGTAGGCCGAGCATAGGTAGGACTTGCCCACCCCCCGGAAGGCGTGCGTCTGGTTACGCTTGCCGCCGTACTGGAGCCAGTCGCAGATGTCCCGCTGTACCGGGGTGAGGGGCGGGAGGTTCAGGTGCTTCCAGATACGCTCTGAGAAGACCTTGAAGTCGCGGGCGGGGTGATCTGCGGGGATTTTCATGAGAATAGTTGTTTGAGTTGGTCAACGGACGTAGCCAGTACGGCCCGTGACACGGCGCTTGGTTCTTCGTCTTCGCGGTAGTGGACAGCGAGGTAGATCATCTCGGTGCCTGACAGTTTCAGACGGTACAGGCAACCCCGTTTGATTCGGGCGGCGTCCCAGATAGCCCGCAGGGTGGAGTCCTCCGGAAGTTCCTGGGGGATCTTACACAGAGTGCCCTGCTCCGCGAGTTCACGGACAAGGTGGATGTAGTGCTGGTCCGCCTGGCGCTCCTGCCACCGGGTGTTGTGTACCACAGAGTCGTGCAGGGTCCTGAAGGACTCATGGAGCACACGGATGAAGATACGGCACCCCGGCTGGGGGATACCGCCGCTGTTAGACGAGCGGATTATCATGACCCGGCTGATGTCCGTGTCGGACGCCAGGATCTGGTTGAGTTCCTCGTAGATTTGGGTGATCTTGCGGAGACCGGACAGGTGCCTTCGCTGGGCGCGGCCCTTAATGACGGAACGCACCGTCTTGCAGGTCTGTCGGATCAGCACAGGGCCAACAGCCCCTGCGCCAAAGAGGACGCCGATCAGCTCCAGGAGTGTTTGTTTCGGCATCAGTGATCGCCATAGATCGCGCGGTAAGCATCAGAGTAGGCCAGCCCCCACACCGCGTCGTGGGAGGAGCCGTAGTAGTCGGTAGAAAGAAGGTGGGCGTACTCGTGGACGAGCACTTCCACTGCGAGGGCCTCGTTGAGGTCCGCGCGAAGGTCGATGAGTGCGCTGCGCGACCCATCCTTTTGGCTGAGAACGTCGGACTCCCCGAACCCCTCCATCTTCCGCCAGCGAAGGCGAACAGGAAAGGGAACGGGGAGCACGTTGGTGAGCACGGTCAGGACTTCTCGGGCACGCTTACGCGCGTTCCGATCAGCTTCCATACTCTTCTCTCAGGGTGTCTTCGGTCCAGTCGGCCAGCTTCAGGACCGGGTGGTCGTCGTCAGCCTTGGCGTGTCCGGCCACAGAGGGGCCACAGTAGCCCTTCGACTGGAGGTACATCCTCGCAGCCTGCCTGTCAGCCGCAGTGGCCTCAGGGTTCCTGAGAGCGTTCAGATGGGACTCGGCCAGCAGCCGATCCATCTCTTCGAGGGGGTCATCCATTATCGGAGCTCCTTGATAGTGAGGGTCGTGGGGGTGTCGAGGACGACGGCAGAGTCGTTCGCCTTGGTGCCCCGCAGGTTCAGGGAGGCCGTACCGGAGACGGTCACGATGGCCGTCAGGGTGACGAAGGCGCTGCCCTGGTAGGCGTCCTGGATACCCGCACCCGGCCCGTCGAAGCCCAGCTTGACGTACTTGACCTCATCGTAGGCGAGGGTCCCAAGAGCGTCCGTGAGCCACACAGAGGCCACCGACTGCCCGACAACGCTACCCTGCGGGATGCTGCGGAGGCGGGCCTGGGCCGTCACCTCGTATACACCCGTGCTCGGGAGGACCAGATCGTAGTCACCGGAGACGTAGGGGGCCGTGCCGGACCACCACGCGCGGGAGTCTGCGACCTTCTCGACGGGCACAGCGTCCCCCAGGGCGTTGAGGGACTCAGGCAGGGCATAGCCGCCCGCTGCGTACTGAACGGGGTCGGGGGACTGCGGGACCACCCGGAAGGTGCTCACGCCCCCGCCGGGGCTCTCCCAGCCCACGTTGCCCACATTGTTGATACCGAGGGCTCGCCCAGCGTCCGCGATGGAGAAGGCGGGGATGTTCCCACCAGCCACAATAGCGTCCGTGATGTCCGAGAGGCGGGCCGCGTCGCTGCCGTCCACAGGAGCACCGAGGCTCTTGATGGGCAGGCTGTTGGCGAGCCACTTGGTGACACCAATGTCCGAGCGGAGCGCAGAGAGGTCCTCGGCGTCCTGCTCCTGGAGGTTGTAGAGGAGCTGGAGGATCGCCAGGTTGATCTCTGCGGATCGCAGGGTGCTCGGGGAGGCGAAGGTGACCAGGGGGTCAGCGATGGGCGTGGAGCGGCTGATAGCCACCGTGTCGTCCAGGGAGGCCGGGGAGTCCAGCCGGAGCACCTGGGAGGAAGTGAGGGACCACGCCGAGGTCTCCACATCGTTGACCGAGACGGTCAGGTGTGACTCCGA